TGAGAAGAGCAATCCCGACCTGCTTCACCAGAGCTGGAATAAGGCCGATCACAGCGCTGAGTATGGCTACCACTGCGGCAGCACCTGCAGCTCCAGCAACGCTAAGAGCTGTAAGACCCGCTGCGAACAGGAACACACCTGCACCAGCCAGCGCTAGACCAGCGCCGATTAGAAGCAACGCCGCTCCGAGACCGAGCATTCCAGGGATGGCTCCGGTTAGCAAATATCCCGCAGCACCAATGATCAGGAACACGGCGGCCAGAGCCACCAGCCCCTTGACGATTTCGCCCCACTCCATGCTGCCCAGGATCTTCAATACTGAAGACAACACAAGAAGGGCGCCAGAGACGACAAGTAGGGCTAGCGCACCAGGTATACTGCCAGTCATAGCATTGAGGGCTATAACGATGATGCCAAGAGCACCCGCAAGGACAACAAGGCCCTTGACGATCTGCTCCCATTCCATCTTACCCATCTCGGCAATAACGTCAGCAAGGATCTTGATTGCCAACGCCACAACGAGGATTGCGCCCGCTGAGAGCAACGCTGTGGGCGCAGCATCAGACAGTAGTACCAGAGCTGCCGTTATGATGGCAAGAGCACCGCCGATGACGGCCATACCCTTTCCGAATGTTTCCCAGGACATGATCGACGTTGACGCGATGGCATCGCCAAGAATCTGGATTGCCAGCGCCACAATAAGGATTGCTCCTGCAGACAGCGGTGCGGTTGGTGCAGCGTTAGACAGCAGAAGAAGTGCACCTGTGATCGCCCCTAGGCTTGCCGCGATGACAGACATACCCTTGCCGACGTTCTCCCAGGACACTCCTTGGAGATCCTGGATTGCGCTGGCTAGGATCTTGATCGCTGCCGCAATAAGAACGATACCTACGCCGCCTAGAACTCCGACGGCGTTTGCTTGTGCGAACTTGGTGAACAAGGCAAGGGATCCCAGAAGTACAGCGACCCCGCCAAGCCCCTTTGCCAGTTCATCCCAATCCAGGCCGCCGAGTTGCTTGACGGACTGAGCCAGAATAAGAATGGCGGTTGAGAGGATCGTTAGACTTACTGCTACCCCCACAAGCTCCGCTCCACTAGGAAGCGTACGAGCCGTGGCAACCAGTATGCCCATCACAAGAGCCACAGATATAAGGCCTCTGTGCATCTCCTCAGGATCCATGGTACCTAGCTGACGAATCGCCAGGGCAAGAATGTTGATTGCGATTCCCAGAACAGTGAATGACGCCGCCATCGCGTACATCTTGACGACGTTTATCGAGCCCATCAAGCTCATGACGTACATGGTTGCAGTGAGCTCGGCGAACATCACTGCGATTGCAGCCAACGACCTAGTCAGCTGTCCAGCGTCCAACGTGGACAACGCAACAGCCGAAGCAGCAATAACGCCGATAGCGATTGCTATCTGCAGAAGGGCTGCTGCATTCAACGCGTGTTCCATACCATTGAGAACGTCGGTCATCTGAGATATGACGCTGTTCACTCGAGTTACGTTCAATATCAACCCAGCGACCAAGCCGGCAAAGAGACCAGTGTTGATCGCTGCAAGAAGATCGTCGAAGTTGAAACCGCCGATAGCGTCGCTTGCTTCCCGGAACCACTCAGCCATCTTGCTGGCCATCGGTCCAAAGAACCTCCAGACAGCCTCCAAGATCCCAAGCAGGTGTTCCCAGGCAACCGTCGCAATATCAGCCAGACCAGCAAGAGGGTTTAGACTCTTGGCGAAACCGACCATGTCTTCAGCCATAGTTCCGGTGTCGACATTGTCGAACATCATCCCGATAGCTTGACCGATGCTCTGGATAATCCGAAGCGGGATCTCGAGAATCCTCCCCAAGTTCCCGAACGTTTGTGCAAGATCGTCTCCGGCCTCGATGGCGAACACGACCTGCTGGATGAAGGTGGCCACAGATATAACGAAGTCAAGGAATCCGTCAGACCCCTCCATCGTCACACCAAGCAGATGGCCAATAACACCGGCCAGACCACTGACAATCGTCCCCGCAAGTCGGAGCACAGCGAATACCGCGTACGAAACCTCTCGGATCGCCTCGAGTGCCTTGGCGCTGGGCATGAGGGTCTCAGTGAATTTGCGGAAGTTCTCTGTGATCTCGGCAAGTCGCTTGGCTGTGACGGGTGGAAATATAGTGCTGAAGGCCTCTCCGACTGGTTTGAGAACAGCAGAGAAAGTCTTGAATATGTTAGCTATGCCAGCGAACAGATTGTCGCGACCGCCAAGTTCTTTCCACTCTTTCAAGAGCTCATTACGAGCTCGCGACGAATCTCCGATGATCCCATCGAGAACGTTGTAGACACCCGACCATAGTTCTTTGGCCTCGGTGAAGTTGCCAAATATGATCGACCAAGTCTGAGCCCAACCAGAGCCCGCGCCCTCACGAAGAGCTCCAAGCAACTGGGACATGGTCTTGACTTCGGTGGCAGCTGCCTTAGCAACTGCTGCCTGCTTCTGAATGGCTTCGATCTGAGTAGCGTTGAAGCCCATGACAGCTAGCTCGGCATCCGTAAGGTCGCCAGTAAACTGCGCTAGTGTCGTAGACAACACGTCGGCAGTAAGCCAGCCCTGCTCCAACGAGGAGCGGAACGAATCGCCAGAAATCTTAACGGTCTTCATGGATCCGTCAAGCGTCACAGCGCTCTCGTTCAGAGTCCCCATGACAACAGCTGTTTGAGCCAGCGCACGCTGGAAGACCGTACCACCCATACCAGCGTTAACGACCGAGTTCCAGTCGATCAGCCGAACAGTTCCTGTCGATAGAGCCTGCGACAACTGGTACATGGCCGTCGCGGCCTGCATCGAGTTCGAGCCAGAGAGAGCTGCCAGGTTGGCGATACCCTTAATGGCTGCGACAGCGGGCTCGAGAGCCACGCCGGCTGCGGTGAAGGTACCGATGTTCCGAGCCATCTCGGCGAAGTTGTAAATCGTGAGGTCGGCGTACAGGTTCAACTCGTCTAGAGCACTAGTAACATCCCCGAGGGTTACTGCAGCAGCCTGGGTGTTCGCCAGAATCGTCTGGATGGAGTTGATGTTGGTCTCATACTCGCCGAAACCGGTCTTGAGTGGATCGATCGTCAGAGACTTGACGATGGTAAGACCCGTCTCCACAGCCTTATGCGCGATGGTGGCTAGAGCTGTGACTGCTATAACCGACATCGCATGGAAACGACTCTCGATGCTTTGTACAGCCGACAACAACGGGTTCAGATTGGTCTTCCCGGCTGCAGCATTGACGTCATGGAGACCCTTAGAGGCGTTCTCCAACTTCAAGCTCTTGTTGAGCTGGTCCAGGGTGGCGAGGGTCGTCTTAGATGCTGCTTCGAACTGGGCGTTGTCGAACTTCATGCTAACAACGCGCTCATCAATAGTGCTCATGCGGATCTCACCACCTTCCAGATCTCGTTGGAGATGTCGTCAAATATAGGCTTCAACGCTGGGTTTATGTAATCGATCCCTTCGACATAACCCCCGTTACCCGTCCCGTAGCCGTACTGGATCATGACCGCCACAGGAAAGCCGCCTTCGATGTCGGAGTTCGTGAAGGTCAAAATATAGACCCCTTTGGCTTTCTTGACGTTGTAGTCCCAAGATGCGGCGACAAGACCTGTCTTGACTGGGGTAGCTAGGCGTAGTGCCAGTACGCCCCTTAGTCCACCGTTGTTCAGAATAGTCATGATGTCGGAATCTTTTTGTAGAGCCTTGAGGAATGCCTGTGTCTTACTGAAGGAGCCGGTGGATGTAATAGAGAACATGTCGACTCCTTCTTGCGTTAAGTCACGGTGGACGTGTACTGCGAGATCTTCCTAGAATATGTGATGGTGATGTTGTTGAGTTCTGAAACCTTAGTTACGAAGGCCTGGAATACTGAATCTCTTTGTGCTTCGGTTGGTGTTTGTCCATTAGCTGGCTGCATCAGGAGTTGACAGTGCATCTGAAGTCCCGTGGGGGTATGCACAAACGCTACCTCATGAATATAAACACCATTGTCAACATCTGCCGAATACGCCATTGCAGCCACCTTCTTTTTCATGCAGTTCGTTTCCACATGTAGCAGACAATATAAGGCTGAAGGTTGTTGTGTGCTGTCCCAGAGCCGGTGCTGTTGGTAGTGAATGCGTGTGTGTGGGCGTTACCCGAACCGTATCGCGTGTTGGTTCCAGAACCAGAGGAAGCAGTTCCGCTGCCTCCATTGAATGACAGAGGGAAGCTTGCCTGTGTTGATTCGTTTCCAGTAGTTCCCGTGTGCGTGTGTGCAGCCAACTCAGCGATAGACAACGCATGGGTCTCGGCACCACCTGTGGTTTCTGCAGCGACATTGAATGTCCCTGATGACGCGTGTCGACTAACGGGAACACGGCCTTCGCCCCAGACAGCCCATGTGCCACCAAAGAGCGTAGCCGGACTTGTACTCGAGACACTCATGTATATAGAACCAACAGGATGCGCCGAAAGCAACACAGAAGCTACTGTGGCGGCAACTACTGCGGCCAGATTAGCAGGTGTAATTGCTCGAACTGTGTCGGTCCCTGTGACGGCTTCGGCATCCGTAGCGAGTTCAACTTTACCCTTTACCGTTTCGCTGGCATCGGGGATGCTTACTGTTGCCAATCCTGCAGCAAGACCCGCGGGAGTGACAGCCCTAACCGTGTCGGTACCAGTTGTCGCTTCTGCCACCGTGGCGAGCTCTACTTTACCCTTGACTGTCTCTGAAGCGTCCGGAAGCGAGGCCAACACATAGCCCGCGTCGATCTCAGTCAAGTCGTATGTCACTAGGATCAGATGACCAAACGCGTCGATGTAGCCCGTCTGGATCGTGGTGTCGATGATCTCCTGCATTCTTGCTGCGGTCAATCCGGTTACAGTAGCCATCTCACCTCCTAGAGGGTACTGACGGTATAGCTGTCTGCGTCGATGTAGACAGCCGAGGGCCAACTGATCTCGAATGTGTCAGGATCAGTCAAATATACGACACTGTCTGGACCTATGGCAGTCCAAGTTCCATCACCATTGTCGATGATCTGGAGAATCGCGTTGGTCTCAAATATGTCGACGATCTCTTCCGGTAGAGGAAGTCGAGGAGCATTACCTTCAGTCCCATAGAGAATATCCTCGAGAATCTCTATCACCCAGCTATAAGCAATCGAGGTCTCTACAATCAGATGGGCAGAACGCTTGGCGCCCGGAATATCGATCGGTAGTGTAGTAAAGCCCCAGGAATGACTCGTAACGGGCGATTGTTCGTGGGAAAAACCCTCCGGGGAAAAAAGCACATTGTAAACGAGATGTAGCCGATAATGTGTCTTCGTCATGGTTCGATAACAGAACCCAACCGGCTTCTGACGAACTTGACTTAGAATATCGGTATAAAATGACGGAGGATAGCTATAAGCCCTTACGGTACCCGCGAAGAAGCCACTACTCTGTCTGTTTGCAACTTGAAGACCATCTTGGTACAGACGGCGTTGAGTTGATTCTACAGATGTATCCTTCACAGATATGATCCCACTCCAGGCTTCCCCGGCCCCATCGAGCGGGTAGAAAACTCCTCGGTCCACCCCGATCTCGTAGTCTCGGGCATCCCAGGTTAGCCTGGTCATGGTTCACCTCCTAAGGCGCAAATATAGCTATCAGCTCGTCTGGTGTCGGAAGGGAAGGAGGATCCCCTTCTGTCCCGTAGAGCAAATCCTCAAGCTCCGACAGCATCTCGGAATCGGCATACCTAGAATCCACGACGAAATGCGCCGTTCTCTTTACTCCAGTAACAGGAGGAGGCAACGTCGAAAGATTCCAGGAGAGCTGCATTGGATCTGCGGAATTGCCTAATGAGGAATTATCCCTAGCTGTAGGAGCCGCTAGAGCGTTGTACACCAAGTGAATCTTATAACCGAGATTAGTTCCCTCTACGTCGTTACCTACCAATGATCGATAGGATAGACCGAACGATGATCTGGGTTGCTGGGTTGCATAGAGACCGTTGTGGATGGTGGCTATCCCATCACTCGGGCCAAATTCCGCCGGAGCCCCAACTGCGTCAATCTTCGCTGCAAACTCTTCAGCTGAGGCGATGTTGAGTATCTTGATCCCATCAAGATAGACTGGTCTTGGGGTTCCACCCTGTGGGGATTCTGTAACCGAAACCAGCCCATGCCAAGCGACACCGTCGCCCGTTACAGGATACAGGACGCCTCGGTCGACGCCGGCCTCGAAGAATCTCTCTGATCGAGCTCCCCACACAAGTCGTGCCATGTCGTCCCTCCTTTCATCCTGAAGTCCCCATGGCTGCGCGACGCTGAGCGTTCAGTTCGTTGTTTCTCTGCAGAAGTTGACGCTTACTCATCTTCTTTTGTGGTGTGTTCTTTCGGTTGATCACCTGAATGTAGGTCAGAAGCTGGTTTAAATGCCAGTACTGGCATTCCATGTCAACGTTAAGAGCCGACATCCAGTAATAGATGACCTCTGCCGTGATGATCTCTCGACTAGAACGTTGTTGGTCGATTCTCGAAAATGTGGTGGCGGTCATCTTTCTGTTGATGTAAGTATCAATGGCTGCCACATTAGCTTGAGTGAGCCGCCCGAAGACCTCTGGGGAAACGTCCGGAGTCAGAACCATCATCCTGATGTAGGCTAGAGTCTCCTCAGAAGTCTTCGGGGTTTTGCTCAGAAAGGGTTTCTCGTATTCCGACTCCCATTTTGACAGCGCGACCAGAGAATGCTCAAGCTCCAAGTCAACTGACTTGGTAGTGACAAACTTTCCGGTTGCTTCGTCGAAACCCTCGGAAAGAGGGATAGTAAGCTTGAGCATTCTCTGGCCTCCTTACTGTTTAGAGGGTCGACTAGGCGAAGGTGAAGAACCAGACGTCGACCGCTGTGGTCGGGAAGGCGTAACCCGCTGCCGGGTGCGCCGTAACCGTAGCGTTGGCCACGATGGGGTGAGTACCAGCACCAACCACGGTGCCGTTGAGCTTGTAGATGACGCCGGTGGTGGCCGTAACGGTGACCAGGTCGGTGCCCGAGTCGTAGGTCGGCGCCGTCGGCGTGACCAACGTGGTGGTGTTGAAGTACCACTGGGTACCGATGACTGCCGGGAACTTGTAACCGGCCGCTGGAGTGGCCTTGACCAGAACTGGGCCGGTGATGACCTGGTTTCCGGTG